TGATGTACCTCTAGCTTTTACATCTAAGTCTCCTTTTATTTCAGGCGAACTATCATTAAATTGCATATTCCATGCAAATAAACTTTCCCCTAAGGGTCTTAATAAGAAATCGTCAATATTTTTTATAACTGTTTTTATACTTAAAGCTGCAGCTCCCATTAACATAGACATACCTGCTGCAGTTCTTGTAGTGCTCTGCACTCCTGTTGTGCCATGTGAATAAGAGGGAATACCTGTAGACTCATCTGCTAATTGTCTAAACTTATCAAACATCATTAAATTTTCTTGTGATGTATTGGGAAACTTAACACCATGTATAGCTTGTCCCGGCATACCGCTTTGCCTTCTAAATATTTTACCAGGAAATACTTTCATATCTTGACCTGGCACTAGCATTGTCTCATCTATGTCAAATACTAAATTACCTGCTAATGCTAGATTATCAATAGCCATTCTTGCATGACCATTCATAATTGTTTGCGAGTCATCCATGTTCTCAGGAATACCTACACCAAAAAATTGATAAGGGTTTATTTCATAAGGGCATATTAAGTATGGTATTCTATTTGGTGTAAACGGATTTAAAACTAATCTAATTATTTCTCCATTACATACCCACGCATTTACTTGTATTTCATCTAGTTCATCACTATCATCATCAAGTTCAATACCTGCTTCTCTAGCTAACTCTGTATCTAATGTGCCCCAATACTCTAGTATTTCATATCTATTTTTATTAAGTTCGTCTGTAGATTCTCTATCTTGTAAAGATGATTCGTATCCTCTTGGCTCATAAGAAGCCCCCATTGATAAAGAATTCTTTATTGCTTCTTTTCTAAAGTAAGGCCTGTTCATTAAATCTCTAACTTGAGATCTAGTATATATATGCCTTTGTATTACATAATCCGCATCTTCTATTCTAGTTGCGTCAGGATCAGGATAAAAATCCCAACAAGATACTGATTCAATTTTTGGAACTAACTTTACTCTTGGTGTATAATTATTAGCCCCTGTATCAGGATCTTTAACCCAACTATGTTTGGCTTGTTCATAAGTAAATGGACCTTTGATTATGCCTGTTCCTAATAAAGTAGATTCAAATAATGTATGCCTTAAAACTGAAACGGCACTAGACTCTTCTAGCTGATCGTGTATTAGTTTTTCCATACTAGCTGCAGACATTTCTGCAGGATTAATTTGAGGCTCGTTAGCACCATCTGTAGCAGGACCCTTTGTAAATTCAGCAGTTTCATATTCTTCTTTTAAACCGCCTAGTATATCATTTACAACTTTACCTGGATCTAAGTCTTTACCATCACCAGGAAAACCATAAGGGCTTGAGTCTTGATTATTATCTTGCTTATGTTTTGAACCATGTGCATATTCAGATATACCTTCAGGCACAGATGTAGGCTGTATTCCTATTGGAAATTTTCCGCTAGAAAATAGTACTTCAATTAATTGACCATAGGCAGCTAATACTTTTGTTTTTGTTATCTTAACAAATATCTTTGACTTTTCAGTTTCTGTAAAAGCCATTTCATTACCATAGATACCTCTATAGTTACGATAAGATCTTAGCCATCTCTGCTCATCAAATTGACGAGCATTTTCTGAGTCAATAAATTTACTTCTAATATAACCTGCTAAATTAGATACATCAAAAGACTCTTTATTATCTAAAGAATCTTCATCATCTAATGATAGTATATCTGCAGGTTTTATAATTGCCATTTATTCGTTAAATGAGCCTTGTGTATATTTTTTTGATACGAAGCCTTCTAATCCTTCTTTACCAGATTTAGCTTCTGCAGCTCCTGATAATTCACCGTGAGCATACTTTTTTAATAGTTGTGCACTTGGCTTTTCCTTTTTAGGTGCAGCGTCTGCAACATTAGAAACTTCTCCGTGTGTGTATTTTTTTAAAATATCCATGTTACCTCCTAGTAATCTTTTTCATCAGCCATTGTAAAAAATGACTCTTGTACTTGCTTTTCGTTTTTATTTGGAAAATCTTCTGTAGAAACATTTGGATCTGCTTCTGCATTTAAATCAATAGTTTTCATTCTATCAACTTTCTTTGGATAGTCTTGTGGAAGATCTCCTTGTTTGTATTTTGTTAATACTGGTTGTACCATTACCCCTCCTGTATTTTATCTTTTAAATAATCTAATAGTTTTGGATTATCTACAAAGATAGTTGTTAGACCATTTGACAATGTAGTTGCTATAGTCTCTTCTACTTTATCATCTAGTTCTATATTCCACTGATAAACAACTGCATGTATCAGTTCGTGTAAAAGCGTGTTAACATGCGTTACACCTTTTTCATATTTGGCATAACCGATAACACCTTCTTTAGAAAAGAATTGACCTGATGCTTCGTTAGCACTAGCAACAGTTTGTTTCCATTCTTCTAAACTGTAATTTTTATATCCTACTTTAATACTCTTCATACATTAATTTCAGATATTGAATCTAAATATTTATTCCACTCTTTCGAAGTCCAACAGGATACAACATAATTTTTTACATTATTTTTTTGATTAAACTGTTGTGCTATACTATTTCCAAGTTCAACACTTTTTGAAGTTATAAAAGTCTCACAAGTTTCTTTATCTTGAAACTTTATAAATTTATAATTATAAAACTGTAGGTCAGGTTTATCAAATAAAGATAGTGCTAGTATTACTATGTATTCCATTAATATCCAAACACTCGGTCTGCAGGTTTAAAGTTTTTTTCTTCTTTATAAAACCTATTTGCCTCATAGCTATTAGGATGAAGTGACCGACTCATGACTCCATATCTTAATGCATCATAAGCATGATCTTCAGCATGAGTATCTACATCCTCAGGATTATTTCTATCTATAGGTAACATAGGTAGTGTCCTAATTAAATTAATACAATTAGAAAATACTTTTAAACTAGGTTGCCCTGTTCCTTCATCTATAGATAGCTTTCTATGTAATTCTAGTTTTCCTGCTACTCTACTTTTAGGAGATCTGTCTGATGGTCTCCATTTACATCCTTCTCTAATCATAGTCTCTGCTATACTAGGACCTACGTCTCCTCTTTTTGACCAAGTTGAAGAGTCTAATATTCCGTATTTAATATACTCTCCTTGTTCTATCTCTAAAACTTTTCTAGCAAATATATCTGCTGTAATTTTTTTTGTGTACAATTCTCGATATACCCAAAAATTATTATCAAAGTCTACTGCAATCCACAAACAACATGCTGGGCTAGAATATCCCCAGTCGCATGTTCTAAACCTTAACCAGTTATTAGGTATCTCAAAAGGTTGCACTACATGGGTAGCTATATTAAATTCAGGAAAGGAAGAGTTTTCAAATGCACTTCAATCTCCTTCTAAAAACTGCTTTTTCTGAACCTCAGGTAAAGATGATAGCATAATTAGATAATCATCTGTCTGCATTAGATATGGATTATCTTGTAGCTTTGCAGGTATAAATCTTCTAGTAATAGTTTTATTACCTACTATTGTATCTATATTTACATCAAATGCAGTGTTAGGTTCTGCAGGATCTACAAACATTTCTTTTACCCACTGTGATCCTATGTTTCCTGGATTGCCTGTTGCTCTCATGTATACAGGTATTTCAGGATCTACACTTCTTAGAGATGATCTTAAGAAATTATATATCTCTGGTGTTGGATATTGAGGAAGTTCATCTATTCCAATCCAAGTATATGATTGTCCTTGATAACGAAGTACATCAGTTAAGTTCTCTGCGTATCCGAACTCTATTCTAGCACCTGAAGGGAATCTCCATTCTTTTTCTTGTTCTCTCCATCTAGCACCGGGATATGCCTTTGAGTATAATCTTTGAGAATGATTAATCATGTCTCTTAACTCAGGCATAGATCTTCTTAGTAGAAGTGCTCTGTGTGCTTCTTTATGACAGTATCGCAATGGATCAATAAGCATGGCATAAGATTTACCACCACCTCTTGCCCCACCATAAAATACTTCTCTTTCTGGAGCTGCTAGAAACTGTGTTTGAGGTCCTTCGTTAGGCCTAAATAATACATTGTCTTCAACATAATCTTTAACTGTAGGAGGTAAAGATTTAACTTCATCTTCAACCATAACACTTGAAGACGAGCCTTGTAAAGCTTCATTCGCTTTAACAATTTTTTGTTTTCTTTTTTTTGCATTCTGTATAGTATCGTGGGCTTTTCTTATTTTAAGATCCTGTGCCTTTAACGATCTTTTAGCTGCTTGTTTAGCTTTTACTTCTCTGCTAAAATATTTTTTTTCTTGTATTACTCCCTTTTTTCTTCCAAGGTTGGATTTGGGTTTTGGGGGTTCAATGTCTGACATCTTTTATTTAGTATCTTTCTTAGCCCTGTGTGCGATATACTTCTCCCTGTTTTGCGTTCTAACCATTTTGCCACTTCTCTGTATGAACAATTATTTAAATATTCTTTTGCTTCATCTAATGCATTTAACTCTTCTAATACAGGTTCTATATAATCTGTATTTTCTGATAACTTATACCCATAAGGGATTGTTCTAGCTTTGCGTTTTATTAGAGTCATCTTTTGGTGGTAGTATAAATATACCATGAGCCACTTGTGCATTAATATCTATTTTATCTTTTTTAACAATACCAATACGATCTAATATTTGTTTAGCTGCTTCCATTCTAATATTAACACCTGGAGTTTTTCCATCTTCATCCAAAGCGTCAATAATTCCTTGTACTGCTTTACCTGAATGAAGTGCTAAAGAATATTCTGCTTTATTTAGTATTTCTTCTTTTAAAGATTTTACAACTTGTAAATAATGATTAGGGGAATACCCAACTATCTCTCCTGCTTTTTTAGGATCTCCCTTTGCTTCTGTAAACAACACATCTAAAAACTCTTGTTGTTTTTCAGTCAGCTTTTTTGGTTCTTTTTTTACTAGTTCCATATCTTTTTTTAAATTCTTTTTTAACTGCTGTATACTTTGTATCAGCTTCTAGCACTGCTTTTTCTTTTTTAGCATCTTGTGCCTTTGTGTACATATCTTCTCTTAACTTATCTTCCTTGCCTTTACTATCTGATATTTTTAATATCTTAGGTGCAGCAACTTTTAATTTTATATAAGGTGCTCTGCAAGGCTCAAACCGTCTGGCGATAGGTAAAATTTTTTCAAACTCTTCGCCAGTTTTTCTATTTTCATAAACGTAGAGGGGCATTATTTACAGATACACTCTCCATTACAATAGTCACACATAATATTTTCTCCTTAACATTTCCATCTTTTTCTTGCTTGACGCAATCTTGAGTTGGGGTCTTTTGCAGCCTTAGGAAACTTTTTCATTTGCCCTGCTGATCGTGCACAAAAAGATTTACGTCTCTTAGCAGATTTACTACCAGGTTTTACTTTACCTGTTACTGCAGTCTTTAATTTAGACCCAGGGTTATCACGCCTATAGCGTTCTACCCCCGCTTTCGTCATTCCTGCCCCGGAACTAGTTTTTCTAAAATACTTTCTAGTTTTAGGGGGCTGTTTATCTCTTTTTCTTTCCGCCACTCTTAGCTTTTTTCTTACCCATCTTCATCATCATTGGGTTCTTTTTACCGTTAACTTTTTTAGCTGTCTTCTTCATGCCTCTCATGATAGTATACTCCTTATTAAATTTTTTCTTGTTTGTACTGTATGCTTGTAGTATTCTTTATCCCAGTTCTTATAGTAACCTTTTTTCTTTAAGTTCTGAGATGCTTTTTCCAACTCTGCTAATCTTTGAATTAGTATCATTGAAAACTCGTTGTCAGTTTCGAAGTCATTATCATACAAGAAATCAACCTCACCGCTTTGGTCATGGTGACTAGCCATCAGATAAATATCTTTAGGCATGTATGCATAATTAAATGCTTCTACGCTACTATCTAACTGCTCTGCTGATATAGACAAGTCTGTACAACCAATCACAACGATCTGATATTTGGTCTTTTTTATTTTATTGCACCACTGTACAGTTAGATTAAGTAAGTCCTCCTTACTCGAAACCTCTTCTACTTTAAAAGTTTTTTTAATTCTACACCCTCTTGCATACGGACAAACAGGCATGTCATTTATATCACTAATCTTTTCTACAAATTTTTTAGACCAGTTGATTATATCTTCCGATACTGTTGCCAATTATGAAAACTTTCTATATGATCTTGTTTTCTTTGCTAATCTCTTTGGTTGTTTACTAAACTGTTTACCTTTTGCTTTATCTTTTCTTTTCTTTGCAGTAGACTTGGCATACTCTGAAGATGACATAGCTTTGATTGCTTTTTCAGGTAAATATCTTTCACCTGTTTCGCTAGACTTCTTTCCAGACTTGGTTCTCCATTTTTGTTTTCCCCAAGCTTTAAGGCTTCTTTGACTTTTTGCTAGTGCCATTTTTCTTTTTCTTTTTCTTTAGTAATCTAAAATCACCTTTGTCAATCTTATTATTTTTATTTATATCTAATTTCTTTTGATTGCCTTTTAACATTACTTGTATCCTCCACCTGCTTTTTTATAAGCCTTTGCCAATGCTTGAGCCTTTCTGGCACTCCATTGTCCTGCACCAGTTCCATGAGAAGACTGTGCTTTAATTCTATTAAATATTTTTTTACGCATTCCAGGCTTAGTATAATTACCAGCTTTGTTTACAGTTGATTTACTTTTTGCCTTTGCCATAATACCTCTTGGAATTCTTTGCTAAAGTCTTAAGAGTTCTTGCCTGATCCGCATGAGATCTAGATGCTTTGGTCAAAGCTTTGGCTACTTTTTTTATTTTTCTTCTTGCTCTTTCTTCCACTATTTTTTTCTAACTGTTTGCTTTGCTCTTGCAAATGCTCCTGATGTAGGTGCTCCTTTAGAGCCTTTCTTTCTCATCTTCTCTCCACGCTTACGCTTTGCATGGATATTAGCATACAAGCCTTTGCCTGGCATTAGCCTACCATTTCTAGTTTAAGCTTACCTTCAGGGCTAAGATTTTCAAAAATTTCTTTTATTTCTTGCTCTATTTCGTTTTTGTTATCATCATTCATAATACCTCTTAAGTCAAGTATTCTTCTGATATCTTGATTGTCATTACCTGATGCTACTTTTCTTGTTGCACCATTATTTCCCATCATTTTTTCTTTATTTCCTGCGGTTAACATTACGATCTCCTAAATTTTTTTCCTGCAGTTCTAGTTCTAGGATAAGAACGGTTATTTCTAGCACTGACTACAGATAAATTACTTTTTTTGTTATTAAGGGCATTGCCATCTTTGTGGTGTACATCTTTTCCATCACCTTTTTTGGCTTTGCCTGCCTTTACTGCCATGCGTCTTGCTTTATTACGCATGTTTCTCTTTTTCCTACGCACAGGAGATTCTGTTTTAGCCTCCTGTTTGTAATTTCTTACATAATTAGCTGAACTAGGCATATCTAGCAGTAGACTTCTTACGCTTTTTATCAGCACGCATCTTTAAAGATGTAGATGCAGCTCTAGCGGTAGCCCCTTTGCCAATATCTTTCTTCTTTCCAGCTAATTTTTTATTATTTTTTCTTTTAAAAAGCATTTATGTTATATTCCTAGTTAGTTTTGTTATAAATTCGTAATCTTCTCTATTTGTTTCTCTAAATTTATGGGATTTTTTAACGATTCTGCTAATTTCTTTCTTTACTTTTGTCTTTGCCTCAGAATCTTGTACACCATAATACATAATACTCATCTGGACTATCTTTTCTTTTAGGTTATTCAACTGGCTATTTGTGTTTGTACCATATTTTGTTTTAATTTAAAATTCTCTGCTCTTAAAACTATCCTATCTTCAATAGCTTTCTCTAATTTGTTCATTACAAAGTTGGTTTGTTCTCTTAATGTCTTAATTTCTGACTTTAATACTTCTATTTCTTTTGTTGCTTGTTTTAGTTCGTTATATTCACTCATTTTTTTTCTATCCTCCACGAATTTTAAAGACACCAAAGGATACCAATAATCCATTGGGGTTGTTCATATAGCTGGAACTCGTTTTATAGTGGTGCGTTCCCCTCCCACAATGGATTTAATATACTATTAAGCGTATAGCCTAATGTTTAATGTTTTCACTGGCGTGTGTGCTATGTTGTCTTAATAGTATATGCGGTCATTATAGGGTCGTATGCAGAT